AACATTTTAAAACTGGTTTAATGGAAATAAGCTATGATGATTTGAGAATAAATTTACACAACCCTATTTTAAATCAACCTTCAAAAACTGAGGATTGCATAATTGAATCAGCTTTTATACTAGAGAATGGTACGCCAATTATCATAGGCTCAAGCTTCCAGTATGGCATAACTACTTATAGTTGTGATGAAAATTGGAATCCGATTGAATATTTGTGCCAAGGCTCTCCATTAATTGGATTTGATAGCTATACCGATTTTCATAAGCATATGCGACAATTGCATGGAGAAGAAAAATTAATAGTAGAGCGTTCATCGAAATTAAATTGGTAATAATTAATCTTTTAAATAAGGTTTTATGAAAAATAATTTCAATAGAATCAAACACATTGGAGCCAAGTATTATTGTGGTCACTTAATTAGCTGGCTTCTTACTGACAAATTTGGCAATGGTGTTTATTGTGATAAATGTGGGAACATAGCAAATGGAATTGAAGAAGGTAAAATTTTAGGTTTTACTTATAGAATTCCCCTTTGCCATAAACACATGGGATATAAAATACAAATCAATGAACAGAACTAAAATAATACAGCATTACAAAGACTTCTTCGACCTAAACGAAATGGGTATTGGAGAAGATGAACAACTTCTTATTGACTGGGCAGAAGCTTTGCTTCAAGATGTAAAACCAAAATCTCAGGCAGAGATAATTTCCAAAGATGAAGTTTTGGACAAAATACAATCTAACAAGTGGTCAATTGAAGAGTTTGAAAATGAACTACGCATTCTAGGAAGTAATGACAGAATGGACGAATGGGACGACCTAATGAGTGAAAAGAAGAGGCTACATGGAGAAAATAATCTTCTGAACAATTGGCTTCTTCCAAGATTTAATAATGATGAAAAACGCATGGATATTTGTGATTGTGAGGATGGAAAATACCATACGACTAAAACAAATGGTAATTTTTGCACTATTTGTGGTATATACTGTAATCCTAAACAATAATTAATTATAAATTTTATGAACTGGAAAAAATTAAAAGAGTTTTGCAATTCATTAGATGAAAAGCAACTTGAAAACGAAGTAATACTTTGGCGTGAAGATGAAGCCATAAGTGACATTGAGCCTCAAAAATTAGAGGAAGATTATTACATCAGCGAATATGACGAAGGATGTTATCCAGAAAGTGAAGCTACAGAACCAATAGAAGACCTCAAAAAGGTTTATGATAAGGATACTCCTATTCTTATTGAGAATTTTTAACATTAATAACACAAGGTAATGGATGAACTATTAAAAGAATTCATAGAATGGTACGAATGGAGTGGCTATGATGTATTCGAAATTTTCGATCGCAAAGAAGAAATTATTCGGCAGTTTTTACACGAAAAAGATAGTTGATTAAAATATCAAATTCCTCCTTTAAAGACGGTTATTACAGCCGTCTTTTTCTATTTATCTAAAAATAGAACTATGAAGCTAAAGGAATTAAAATCAAATCCAAACAATCCGCGATTCATCAAAGATGATAAGTTTGAAAAGCTTGTCGATTCTATTATCAAATTTCCTAAGATGATGCTTTTACGTCCTATTATTCACGACAAGGACAAAGTAAACCTTGGTGGCAATATGAGACAGAAGGCCATTGAGGCCATAAAAGAGCGCGGAAAAGATGCGGTTATACAAATACTCACCCAAAATGAGAAATACGAAAATATCGCTATCCTAGAGCCTGTTTTTAAAGGTGTTTTTCCTGATGGTTGGACGAAATGTGCTGACAATCTCACCGAAGAAGAAAAGAAAGAATTCATCATAAAAGATAATGCCTCTTTTGGCTCATGGGATATGGATTTGCTTGCCAATGAATGGGATGTTGACCTTCTTAATGATTGGGGTTTAGACCTTGATTTTCCTATTGACGATAAAAATGAGGAAGAGGAAGCTCCAGGTATCGATAACGCCGTTGTGATTCTAAATGTAGAGTTCAAAGATGTTGAATTAATGACAGAACTCTATAATGAACTAATAAACAGAGGGTTTAAGTGTAGTACCAAAGGGGTTAAGAATTCAAAATAAATCACTTATGAAAGCAATAAAGCGTTTAATAGGTCTATTATCATTCTTGTTCATAATGGGAACGGTAGGTTGCGTATCTCTATTTATATTAATGCCTTTTATTGGTATCGATAGAGCAAACCAAATAATTGAAAGAGCTATAGACAATAAGGTTTGCAAGTGGATGTTAATGTAGTTAGTTAAACATATTGTTATTAAAGCATTGTTATAGGTATGCCTCAAAATAAGAAACAAATAGTAGCTGAAAGAAGACATAGAGTCTCTGCTCTTTATCTGAAAGGTTGGGCTCAGTTCAAGATAGCCGAAGAAGTAGGAGTAACGCAAGCCCAGGTAAGCAAGGATTTAAAGGTTCTTACTGAAAAGTGGCGTGAATCTGCTTTGGTTGATTTGAACGAGATAAAACTTAAAGAGCTTGCAAAGATAGATCAATTAGAGTTTGAAGCATGGGAAGCCTGGGAAAAGTCAAAGCAAGACACAAAAGAAACAATCAAAAAGGCCAAGGGGAAAGGGGATGAAACAACTTACAAGGAGCAGACAGTTAAAGATATCACTATGTACGGGGATCCTCGTTATTTCGCAACAATCCAATGGTGCATAAATAAAAGGTGTGAGATATTTGGAGTTGATGCACCTATTAAAGTCGAAAACGAACACAAAGGCGACAGCGTAGTTATCATGCTTCCTGACAATAAAAGAGACTCTGAAACAGAATAATGATGCATGAAAGAAATAAGGCCACAAGAAGGTTTTCAATTCGATTTTTTATCAACTTCAGCAGACATTGCTATAGGCGGAGGAGCTGCCGGAGCTGGTAAGACCTATGCCCTACTTATGGAGCCTTTAAGGCATATTAATACTAAAGGTTTCGGATCTGTTATCTTTCGTAGAACATCACCACAAATAAAAGCTCAAGGTGGCCTTTGGGATACTTCCATGGAGTTATACCCTCACGTTGGAGCGAAACCAAGAGAATCAGTTTTAGAATGGATTTTTAACAAAGGGGTTAAATTAAAGTTTTCTCATCTTGAATATGAAAAGGACATACTAAATTGGCAAGGATCACAAATTCCTTTTATTGGATTTGATGAGTTAACCCACTTCACTGAAAAGATGTTCTTTTATCTTGTATCCCGCAACCGTTCGGTGTGTGGTGTTAAACCGTATGTACGTGGCACATGTAACCCTGATCCTGATAGCTGGGTTTCGAACTTCATTGAATATTGGATAGAACAAGATCCTTCAAGTCCTTTTTATGGATTGCCAATAGTTGACAGGTGTGGAAAGTTGCGCTATTTTATGGGAGATAGTGACTCTTATGTTTGGGGAGATACAAAACAAGAGGTAATAGATAAATGCCCTCACCTTATAAAACCACAGTTAGAAGCAAATCCAGAACTAAATCCAAAAGACCTTGTTAAGTCAGTTACTTTTATTCCTGGAAGCATATATAACAACAAAGAATTACTAAAAGCTGACCCAGGTTATTTAGGAAACTTAATGGCTCAGGATGAAAATACAAGACGCCAACTACTCGAAGGAAACTGGAAGATAAGCTCTGATGGTTCCGATATCATAAACCTTATCAAACTAAAAGATGCTTTTACAAATGAGTTTGTAGAAAAAGGACGTAGGTGTATTACTGCAGACATAGCCTTAAAGGGTTCTGACTTACTTGTAATTTGTGTTTGGGATGGCTGGCGACTAATTGACATAGAAGTAATAGAAAAAACAAAAGGAGATGGTGTAATTGATGCAATCCAACAGTTAGCCAGAAAATACAAAGTTCCTAACTCTGAGATTGTTTATGATGATGATGGAGCCGGATCTTTTGTTGATGGTTTTATTAAAAACGCCAGAGCCTTTAAGAATGGACGTCAACCAATCAAAAAAGAGAACTTTAAAAATTTAAAAACTCAGATGTATTATAAGCTTGGCGATCAGATAAATGATGACGGCCTTTATATTTCCCCAGAGGTAGCCAAAAAAGTAGTGAAAGGTAAATCAATCATGAATCACATTTTAGATGAAAGAAGAGCTATTAAAAGGGATAAAATGGATATGGACGGTAAGCTTTGCATAATACCAAAAGAGCAAATGAAAAACATCATAGGCCATTCCCCAGACTTTATGGATGCAATCATGATGCGTGTATACTTGGATTATATTAGACCTTCTACATCCTCCTCAAAACCTGTATCAAAATACGCACTTGGGATACGTTAAATTCCTACACGTATGTTTTTTTTTCAAAAATGTATGAAAATAATTGTCTTTTTATTTGCATCCAATGGATGCATTTTGTATCTTTACATTGTTGTTAAAAGGAACAGCTAATAGCAAGAAAGTTTGAAATAATTTAACACTGGGGTCACCAGAATAAAAACGGTTAAACGCTATGAAAATCTTTGAAATTTTGAAAATCG